GAGGGCTATCAATCATTTAGCACCCCATTCCTACCGGTAGGGAGAGGTAACTTGACACTTCCATACATCAATGGTAGATACGTTCAGGAGTCATGGGTGAGATTTGGGGAGGGCAACCTTTATCCTGAAATGCTCAATCAAATGTACTACAGCTCACCCCTACACGGAGCCATTGTGGACTTTAAGACCAACGCTGTGATTGGTGGAGGGTTTAACCTTACCACTGACAAGCTTACACCACAGGAAAAACTAGAGATGTATAGCTTTGAAAAGAAAGCTAACTTAAAACACACTGTTAAGGCTGTTACAAAGCAGTTAATCATCCACAATAGAGTATATTTCAAGCTGTATTTTGGTGAAAAAAGAAAGCTCATTAAGATTGAGAACGTATCACCTGAGAAAGTAAGGGTATCACCATGCAAAAGATACTACTATTTGTCTGATGATTGGAGCACCAGGATAGATACGGAGGTTATTAAGCCTTATCACATCACCTGTACGGATGAAATTCAGCTATATTGCTACGAGGTTAAGTCAGTTGGGCAGGACTACTATCCACTACCTACCTATACATCGGCACTTAATTTTGCGTTTCTCTCGGGCGAACTGTCGTACTTTGCAAAAAGTAACATTCAAAATAGTGTGTTCCCATCCTTTGCTATGATGTTCCCTAAAAGACCACAGTCTGAGGAGGAAAAACACATGATTAAGGAAACTATTGACCGCCTCAAGGGGGCAGCCAATGCAGGTAAAGCTGTGGCATTCTTTGCTAACTCAGCGGACCAACTTCCAAAGATTGAAAGCCTACCAACTAATGCCAATGACAAGCTATTCCATGAGGCATCTGCATTGAATACTGAGCAGATATGTTTTAGCCATACCATTGACCCTATCCTCATGGGTATCCGTACCACAGGAGCACTAGGCAATGGGTCCGATATCAAGCAGGCTTATGTTATCTTTGAAAAGAATGTAGTGATGGAGCTACGTCAACAAGTCACAACTATCTTTCAAGAGCTCTTGACTATTGCCCGCATCCCTGCGGAGTTTACAATCAATAACTTTCAGATCATTAACGAGACCATTGTGGAGCTTGAGGGTGAGAGCTCTAAGACTAATGATGCATTGAACACATTGAGTCCATTGGTAGCTACCAAAGTACTTGAGACCATGACCATAAACGAGATTAGAGCACTTGCTTCACTTGCTCCTGTAGAGGGTGGAGATGTTACACAAGCGGCTGCCAATGCAGCAGCACAAACACCTGTTGTATAATGTTGTATTTCATTACCGAAACCTACCTAAAAACAAACACACCCATTACAGCCAATGTGGATGTGACTGATGTAACCCCATACATAGCTACACAATCAGCACTAAGGATACAGCCTATCCTGGGCACCACGTTCTACAATCACATGTTGACAGCTTACAACAATCAAACGCTTACACCAGATGAAATAGATCTAGTTGAGTTCATTCAGCCTGTCATTGCATGGAGGAGTGCAGAAGATGCTGTATTTGGGTTGACGTATCAGCTAAAAAACAAAGGACTTCAGACTCAAAACGGAGATTATTCTGCAAGCGTATCTCGTTCAGAGGTAGCATTTGGCATGGAGCACTATGCACAGAAAGCTTCATTCTTTGAGCAACGTCTTATTAGATGGCTCCTAGCTAACCGCAACCTGTTCCCTATCTTTATCAGTACCACTAACATGGACACTGACCTACGGCCTATGTTCAATCACTGCTCATGCATCAATCAATATCAAACTACCTGTACAGGTATGTGTGGCAACTTCCTTGAGAACGGATACAATAACAGCATCCTTATCTTATAATGAAGACACAGCTCTCTATACTACTTGCTACCATGCAGGTCAATTGGTTTAAGTTGTTAGCTGTTATCTCTACATTTCTAATGCCAATATCAGGGCTATTGTTCCTTGTGGGGTTTGTGATTGCATTGGATACGATAACAGGAGTATGGAAGAGCATTAAGCACAAGGTGCCAATCACAAGCAGAGGGTTGAGTGCAATCATTAGCAAGATGTTGCTGTATGAGGTAACTGTTATTTTGTTCTACATGATTGATAAATTCATACTTAATAACATCATACTGCAGTTCTTTTCAGTGGAGCTCATGCTCACTAAGATACTTGCACTTATCCTGGTATCAATTGAGGTGATGAGCATAAACGAGAACTACAAAGCAGTGAAAGGCCTTGACCTATGGCAGGCAATGAAAAACCTATTTGCAAGGGCTAAGGATATTAAAAAAGAGGTAGATGAAATTAGACACGACCAAGATATTTCAGGAACGCCTATCTAAGGGGCAATACTTTGAGGAAGAGTCTCCTAAGAAACAAATCTATTTACATCACACAGCAGGCAACGGGAACCCCGTAGCTGTATCTAGGTGGTGGAATAGCAACGGAGATAGGATTGCAACCGCATTTGTAGTGGGTGAGAAAGGATCTATTGTACAATGTTTCAGCTCCAAGCATTGGGCCTACCATCTAGGCATAGATAGTCAGGACTTTGCAGTACATGGCCTCAAGTATCTTAACCTAAACAAGCTATCTGTTGGCATTGAAATTTGCAATTGGGGCCCATTGAAGCTCAAGGATGGCAAGTACTACAACTATGTCAAGGGAGTAGTGGACCCATCAATGGTCACTATCTTAGATAAGCCATACAAGGGTCATGTGCTATGGTACAAATATACGGATGAGCAAATTGAAAGCACTCGACAATTGGTGGAGTACCTGTGCGAGACCTATGACATTCCTAAGACTTACCGGTCAGAGATATTTGCAATAGACAAAGAGGCATTCAAAGGTACTGCAGGGATCTACACACATAACAGTGTACGCAAAGATAAGAGTGATATTTACCCATGCCCTAGAATGATTGCAATGTTACAGGCATTATGAGATATCTAATACCTATACTCATTCTGCTATCCTGCTCAGCTCCTAAGAGAGCTCAATGGCATTACAAGAAAGCACTAAAGAATGGATTGCAAGTGGTCAAGGATAGTGACACTATCCGCATCACTACCATTGACTCATTCCCAATAGTACAGAATGATACTATCTTTTGGGAAAAGTTTATTGCGTATCGCGATACGGTAATAAAGTTCAATAATGTGTATGTACCTAAGACTAGATGGCAAACAAGGATTGAGTACAGGTACAAAACAAAGGTTGAAAAGATACGAGGTAAGACTATCTACAAAACTGCCAAGGCAGAACAGGTAGTCAAGTACAGAACACTATGGTGGCCGTTTTGGCTAGGGCTTGCCATCCCTTATATTCTTAGATTAGCATGGGGTGCTGTACTCAGTAAACTGAACAGATGAGAAAAAGACTATTTTATGACATTGAGACCTCTTTCAATGTCGGAGTGTTCTGGAGAACAGGATACAACCTAACCATCAACCCAGGTGATATCATTCATGAACGGGCAATCATCTGCATCTGCTACAAATGGGAGGGTGAGGAGGAGATACACAGCCTAACATGGTCCAAAAGTCAGAGTGATAAGAAAATGATTGAGCAGTTTGTCAAGGTACTGCATGAAGCTGATGAGATTGTAGCTCATAATGGGGATAGGTTTGACCTTAAATGGATACGCACAAGGGCTTTATTTCATGGCATTGGTGTTATGCCATCCCCTAAGACCATAGACACGCTTAAATGGGCTAAAAGATACTTCAATTTTAACTCAAATAAACTAGACTACATTGCTAAGCTCCTCAAGGTAGGTGCTAAGATGGAGACAGGAGGCCTTGACCTGTGGAAAGACATCGTATTCCGCAAGGATCAGGATGCATTAGATAAGATGGTGGAGTATTGCAAGATGGATGTGCAGGTCCTTGAGGCAGTATTCGAGAAACTTAACAGCTATGCCTTAGTTAACCACAACTATGCTGTGCAACATGGCGGTGATAAGTACGAATGTGCTGAATGTGGTGGTACTAACTACCGGTACAATAAGAAAGTGGTCACAGCTGCAGGAACTGTACACCATTGGATAGTATGTAGAGACTGTAAAAAGCACAACAAAATAAATCACCTGGTATTCACTAAGTACCAGGAGTATCTTTACACCCGAAAGAAAAATATCTCTTAAGGTTATCCCCTTATAGCACCCATAACTGCAGTAGTTTATCCCTTTTATTACCCATTATAATGTGATTGTCACGTTATTCCTTTAATTTTATGTGATTTTCACCACAATTATCCCCTTATAATGTGGGTTCCTTATCTTAAATTTGTGGAAAATTAAATTTTTTTGTGCAAAATGTATTGCAGATATGAAACTTTTTATATCTTTGTCAGGTATTAACACTTAAAAATTTAGTTATGACAGACACAATTAAACAGTATGAACAGGAATTATGGGCTGAATATGTAGAGCTCAGAGATGCATTTGGAGCATTAGATGATGCTACTCAAAAAGCATTTAGCCAGTGGATGGTGATGGATGAATTATTAACCCGCTTAAACTTAAATGATGAAAAATAAACTACTTGATGACATTTTCTCTGCCCTATTTGTGGCAGCACTTCCAATTATTATTTATCAACTTTTAATTTTTATGATATGCAAGTAACAATAGAAAACTTTAGAGCATACTTTGACTTCAAAGATGTGCATGGTAGCTGTGAGTTTGAAATCACTAACATTACTGAGGTGGACTTTGATGTAGAAATGAGTGACTTCATGGCAACCGAAGTAGTAGGAGAGGTGGAGCTTGACTATATTCTCACAGATGTAGAACTTAATCAGCTTAAACAAGAGATCATTTGGTGTATCCAAGAGACTACCTTGGTAGAAGATATGCAACATCCTGAAGATGACTTTGATGAAGATGCGTGGAGGTATGATGTTTAGAGATATTTCAGAGATGGCTAGATGGTGGTCCAATCAGTCATTTGCAGGAGACAAGGGAGGCTCCTT